GCAAGGTCTGTTGGAGGCCCCATAATTCCATTGCTCATAACGTCTTACCTATCAATGCTAATACGTTCATTTCCTGTAGGGATATAGACGCACCGTTTACTTCTGTTTGCAAACCTACCGTAATCACAGTGCCATTACCCGTACAATTTAAAGACTTGCGGCTAATCAGATCGCCCAAGCTAAACTCGACTTGGGTGTACTCTGACTCTCCATAAAAACCTGGATTCGTAGACCCCACCCTAAAACGTGACGTATTAGCCTGAACCGAAAAGTCATACGTCCAACTAAGAACAATATCTACGTTGTTACCGCCAATAATCGTAGGCCGTATTTTTTTAAGAATTTTGATCTTTGACGGATCGCCAAAGGTGAGGCCGGGGCTTGAATACCTAAAGATGTAAGATGAGTTGTTGTCATCAAAACCATCGTATTTACCAATACCAGCCGTAGTGCCTATATAAACAGTGCCATCCCTGTCTCTAGCAAAAGACTTGAACCCTACGCTGGGCCACTTGGTTACACGGAATGAGCCATTTTCCAGCCGACCCCTAAGATCAAAACAGTAAACAAGGTTGCTGTCGGGTAAGCACAACAAGTAAAAGTAGTTTTCAGGGCTATAAACGGTGCTGGCAGGGCTGGTTTTAGCCGCCAAAAATCCAATCAATTCCTGTTTTACGTTACGGCTAAGATCAGATATAGGCAGAGACTTTTCTTGTATTGTCCTGCCAAGACTACGCAAGCCATCGTCACTTAAAAACAACAGATCAGTGCCAATACTGACCACTGTTTTGCGGTCAATGCAGCCTACGCCTGACACCGTATCGCTAATTGCCATGCTTGCAGGACTATCAGCACCGCCATAAACAATAATGCTGTGTTCACCAAACACTACAAGAAAGTCATTATGTGCGGCTAAAGCAACAATCTTGTCAGCACCATCAGGCCATGCTTTAGATACGTCGATGTTACCGCTAGAACCACCCGTAAAGGCATTGCCATCTAATAAGTCAGACCAGTAAATAATGGTGTCATTACTAGCGTTGCCAGCGATAAAGAGCCTGCCAAATGCCGCGAGCACCTCATTCGCTTTGAAGGTAGCGTTAGTGGCCCCGCCGTTGGCTACCGTGAATGTTCTTAGCCCATTGCTATTATCGTGAACTAACGGGTCATAACCGCGCTGAAAAAAATAAGCCTTGTCGTTAAAGTTTACGATCTTCCAATCATTGGCCGTAATCGTGTATGAGCCGGGGGTGACATCTGTCAGCGTAGTCGTGCCGCTTAGTATCTTGTTATTGCCAGTGCTAAATATCGTTTCGTTGCCAGCACTGTCGTAAAACTCATGGATATTGTGGATATGGTCTGTACCTAACGCCGTCTTGTTGGTGGTCAGGACGTTATTGCCCTTACGGGACGCCAATCGGCCCTGTCGATCGATAATCGCGTTATCTGCGATTTCTGCGAATGACGTATCCTGAGCAATAGGAGAGTCTTCCGAGTTAACGCCCTTAAAGGCAGGGGCGACAAGATCAATGCTGCGTAACGGCTGTGCCATAACCTATCCTACGGTGTGTAGAAAATTGTCTCTTCTGGGTGCTTCTGGGCATCCAAGGCAATTGCATCAGACAAATGCTTATCAGCAATCGCAAAGTATTCAGCAGTAGACGTACCGCCTGTCTCACCCCTTTCCCTTGACAACAAAGCTATTGCCATGTGCAAAACAGGGCCACTGGGTATCGCAAGCGTATCCGAATCTGCTGACAACGCCACATTTCGTAAAACTACGCGAACTTTTAGGGTATATGCCTGATCTGGTGTTGGATATAACTTGACCTGGGTATCACCGCTGCCATCAACACCGGCATAAGTGAAGTATTTAGGCGAACCTGTAACGGCCTCTTGGATAAAGTCCTTATCGTCAAACCAGTTCTGTGTCTGATACTCAACCAAGCAGTTAGACGTATCGTTAATAAAGTTGAGAACCTTGCCTTCATTACGACTTCCGGTTAAGGAATAAAGGTTGTCACCATTTGAGGTGGTAATCGTCAAAGTATTGCGTAATGGCGACCAATCCCATGCAGTTTCTACAAGATCTTTCGCGTCATTTACATAGTCGCCCACCATCTTGCTGTAAGTGCTTTCCGATACGTTACTTACTTCGTCTTCTCTGAGACGCCGCAATACACCATTGACTAGGTTCAAATATGTCATCAAACAAGCCCTCCAAATAAAGACTGTCTACGCTGGCTTTGAGGGTCATTCAATAATCTTGCCAACTGATTATCTAGTTCTTTTCTTGCGTCCGTGGGTGCTATTTGCACTGGCTGAATAGTCGGAGCATCAAATCGGATAGACCGCTGTGTCAAAGGCTCAAAAGGTTGTGCAGCCATAGTTGGAAGTGTGGCTAATGCCGTCAGCATTCCGGTTCCATCTAGGCCGTCACCATCACCAGTGCCATCGCCACTACCCGTGCCTGTACCCCCACCTGTGCCGCCGCCTTGTCCACCTGTAGATACTGTTCCTGTAGTACCTGTAGTCCCTACTGTACCAGTGGTTCCCGTGGTGCCTGTAGAACCCGTTGTTCCGGTAGTTCCTGTAGTGCCAGTGGTTCCTGCACTGCCTGTAGTTCCACTTGTGCCACTTGTGCCGGTAGTTCCAGTAGTTCCGGTAGTACTAGTGGCCCCAGTGGTTCCGGTGCTGTCCGTTGCCTCTGTAGATACAGTGGTTGTCGTAGTGGCCGTTGTAGAAGCCGTTTCTGTGGCATCAGTTTTGGAGGTAATTGTGCCATCGTTGTTCATATCAACAGGCTCAAGACCAGCGTCTTCTAGGGCTTTGTTTATCTCAACCTCTGTCATATCTTCATAGTTAGGTAGATTTACCAAGATCCAATCTACAGCTTTTACTGCATCGGTTTGTTCTGTGCCAGTTCCGTCACCCTCAATGGTTGGCTCACCGTCTGTAAGAACACCCTGCGTATAAGTGCCATCACTAAAACCGCCGCCTTGGTCAATTACTACCCATTCTTCGTCAGATTTAACTTCACCCTCTGACCCCGGCCCTGTAATGATTTCACCGGAATAAATAATAGTTGGGACACCAAGCTCATCAGAGACACCGGCTACTTGGTTCCATACACCATCCTTAAAAACCCAATCGCCAATCTCAGGAACACTGTCATCCTGTGATGCAACACCACCAGCAGAAGAATCAACCGTTACGGTGGTTGGTTCGCCGGCTGTTACGGTTTTTGTTGGCTCAGCCGCGCCTGCATCACCACCATCGACACTTGCGTCAGCACCTGTTGCTGTATCACCACCACCACCTGCTTCTTTATTAGCGTCAACAATAGCTTGAAAATCGGGGATATTAATTACTGGATTGCCCATCTCATCAGTGCCACCCGTTGTATTCCAAACAATCTGCCCTACTTCATTTTCTTCATAGTTGTCAGGGTTAGTAACGTAATCTTGGATAGCGCCAGCAACTGCGCCAGCTATATCGGGATCAACAATGTCGCCAGCACCGGGGACAAGGCTGTTTAAGGCAAAAGAAAAGCCGTCACTAATAGATACGTCTTGGCCCGTAGCCACATTTAATGCGGTATTAACAACTTGCGTTGCCATTGCCTGACTAAGACCTAATGATTTAGCAAAAGCAGTGTTAGCTAGCGCTGCGCCCAAAGCAGAACCAACACCAGCCGTAGCCGCCGCAGTAATCAAGCCTTTAACGAACGTGCCAGTAGTGGGCTTGGTGTAAACACTGATTTCGCCGCTGTCTAAATCAAAATTAATAGAGCCACTAGGGACGCTTACACTACTGCCTGTAATACGTCCCGCTGGGTCTAAGCCAATAGACGCATACGCTTGGTTAAGGCGAGTTTGCAGTGCCTCGTACTGTTGATTAGTGGCCACCATGTCCTGATATTCAGGGCTAGCCTCAGCTTCTGCCCGTGCTTCATCAGGAGTCATGCCGGGATTTTGATTAAGCAATACAGCAATGCGTCGATCTAAAAGAGCATCTGGAGTGCTTCGATCCTGCATAACGCGAGCTTCATTGCCCTCAAAGGCATTCATCTGCGCTTTAATGTCGTTTACTTCATTAACAAATGCAGACCACTGTGCTTCATTAACCCCGAGATATTGATTGGCATCAGCAAAGGTTGCAGAAGCGTCAATCATGTCACCAAACTGCCCTGTATCAGCAGTAGGAAATGCTGTTTCTGTTTCGCCGCCAACAGTCGTGTCATCAAGCATTGTGTCACCAGCCGTTGTGTCAGCCAGCATATCTGTTTGATCTAGCTGCTGTTGAGTTTGAAACTGCTGCGCTTCCTGCGTGCTAGATAAGACCTCTTCAACAGCCTCAATAGGTGCAGGGTTTACATTTACGAAATAGTCCCGCTCTTCCATTGTCGGATCGCGGCCCATAGTGCTATTAAAGGTTTGAAACACACCCGCTTCAGGTGAATTGGCTATGCCCTGCTCAATCTGCTCAATGCTTTGGCCTGTCGCAAGCCAGCCATCCAAGCCGCCCTGCAAAGGATCACGGCCCAGATACTGGTTATATAGCTGGATAATCTGATTGCCTTTATTTACTAGGTCTTCAGATGTAACCGTTAGCGACATTACTTGGCCCTCAGCTTCATCAGCTTGTCAGCACCACGGATTCCAAATGACGCAGATACCGCAAGAAATAATAAATACTGATACCAATCTGGCAGGTTATCCAAAGCAGAAAAACTGTTAGAAACGCGCTGAAGAATAGCGGGGTCATCAACAATAACGCTGTAACCCAAACAAAAGAGTGGAACTGCCAATACAAGCGTCCAAAACTCATCTTTCCAGCTGCTAGCGCTGGCATCTGCCATCTTTTCTTCCCAGGTGGCAGTGTTACTAATGACCTGCATCTTTGCCTGATGCTTGGCTTGTGACTGTTCATGGCGATTGTTCATCCATGTCTTTGCCAACCCTGCTACCGGCCCTAATAGTGCTTGTAACATTAGTCATCATCCTTAACAAATCGGCCTTTGTCATCGCGCCTGCGCTTCCGACCTGTTAATTCTTGGACTGTATCGGTTTCCCAAATACGGATACCCACCCAAATAATCGTAAATAGGGCAGATAGTGGTGGAAGAATGGCAGAGATAGTGCCTAGAACAGTGCCAAAGCTAATTACATCTATTACTTGTTTTGTTGTTTCTTCCATCTTTAGTTTCCCGATACTGACGTAATGATGAATGTAATTAATAGCCCTGCTATACCTACAAGAACTGCAATCCAAAATGATTTAATTAGTGCATCTTTTGCTTCTTGTTGGGCATAAACCTCTTTCTGTCTCTGTTCTTGAACTTCCTTCATGCAGTTACGGTACTCTGTTACACCTTCATTACCGTATGCGTACTTCAATAATGTTATTAACTCTTTTTTTTGAGTTTCTATCCTTTTCTTTGCGGCAAACATTTGAGCCGCTTCTGCCTCTACTGAGCTTGCAAACACCACCTGTTTAAGTGGGTTGGTTCTTTTCTGCTGCCTTTTGTTTGCATACAAAACATCTGATGCGTGGCCTTGCCATCTGGCTACTACTTGAAACGTATCCTCAATGGACTTGCCTGCCTCAATAAATGCTTTGACCCCTGCGTATGCTTTCGTAGCTGCCGCCGCAGCTGTAATCGGGTCAATCATTTGTCACCTCGTATATAACGTAAGGATCACAATATGAATTAGGCCAAGGTAAATACCAGGTGTACGTTTGATCTGATTCGCTATTTATCTCCTTGTATCGACAAATCCTGTAATGCTCTAACCTCGTTCTGCTGCCTATCGCCCATGTGTAAATATAGGTATCAAGCACCAAATACAGAAAAATAACTTCCACATATCACGGCTTTTCAGGCCAGCTAATCGTGCCGGGAAAATCTGTCTGCTGGGGTACATCCCTAAGCGCCTGACGATACGTTTTCATTGCATCTGTCATTGTTACATCAGACAAAGCATAGTGATCTGTTTCTTTTAATAAAGTGTTTCGTACGTCTCTTTCTGCCGCCGCCCGAATAGCAGTGTTTTCCGTATCGTAAGCTGTTTTTTGGGCCGCTACCGTCTGAACATCACCGTTTTCGTCGGTGTACTCAGTGAACATTTCACGCTCTACCCACGCCTCTACCCAATTGCCGTCAGCGTCCTGTACAACACCGTTGCGTACTACTAACTTGTAAGCGGCGCTAGGCTCTGGTGCAGGAGCCGCAAGGACGGGATCAACGCCCAGCGCGTCACACACGCTTTCTGTCCATACTTTAGGTAGAGACATATTCTTGTTGTCTAAGCGGATTTGGCCTTGAGATTTAACCTCACCCGTTGCTCGTACTCTGTATTCGCCCATAGTTGATAATCCTATGCGATTGCCAAAAAGATATAAGATCCACCAGAAGCGTTAAGAGCATCTGGTGCTGATGATGTAACAATAAACCCACTGTTATCGGGGTCTATGTAATCAGTGTTGGTAACTTCAGTGGCTGTTGTATTTAAAAATATATAAGGGTCGTCACCAGCAACAATCCCTCTAACAGAGTCATACACATACCAGTCGCCATTACTGCCAAAACTTCCGCCAACTCTGTCCCATCTTTTAATCAAAACAAACCTAGCGCCAGCACTAAAACCACAATCAACAGTAATGTCATTGCCTGTGCCGGTGTAGCTACCTACTTTTGATATGCCCGACGTAGACGCAAACAAATACGCAATATAGTCTTGTCCGTTGTTATTAGTAGTTGAGTAATTTGCTCCAACAGTAAACACACTAGCCGTAGGGGCCGTGTTATTAAACTGACTATCTGTTGCTATTAAATATGACTTATCAGTGTTTATGCTTAAGGCTTTTTCGGCACCCATAGCTGAATGGTAAACATCCCAGTTTGCGGCGTAGGCAGTTCGCCTTTTGAATATCATCATCTCAGGCACGGCGCCTAAATTATGCGTTACATTTTGAGCGCTAGAACTGCCAATATAAGTTACAACATCAAAAAACCCTTTGGCTCGCCTCAAAAAATAACGAATATAGTTTTTATCTGTTGCAGCAGGTGAAATATTAAAATGACCACCCGCATAATCTACAGTTACGCCATTAGAGTGATCTAAAAAAAATGCTCCAGCATTAGTGCCTTCTATATCGGTGGAATTTGTTAACAAATCGCCTCCACCTGATTGGCCTCTTAGCCTATCTCCGAGTGACGTTGCACTAGTGGCTCTGCTTCTATATATAACAGTATCTACGTTAAAACCTGTAGTAATAGACGTATCAGCCCCTTCTCCGGGTGATTGGGCTTGCAAGGTAAATACATCCGTGGCCGCTAACTCTGATGCTGGCTTGTTGGGTCTGCGGATAGCTATGTAGACGTAAGTTTCACTGTTATTATTAACATCTGATGCGTCTGATCTAACATTAAAACCAGTAGCTGTTGGATCTACACGATCATAACCGGAATCTCCACTTGCCGTTAAATTAGCAAACAGCCTTTCATCTGAGCCACCACCGCTAACAGGATCGCCAACAACCCAACCTCTCATTGTGTCTAACATTAGCCAGCTTTGAGTTGAATCAATGCCCTTAATCATTATCCACTGCGGCTCAAAACCTAAATTTACAGCGTTTCCTGATGTGCTTCCGTTGCCCGTATAACTACCGCATTTAATAATAGCCTCGTCAGAATCTTCGCCAAAGTCTTGTTCGTCGTGGGCAAATAAGTACATAACATAAGTTCCGCTACTCGCGTTAACATCTGCCCTATCTCCAAGAGTAACTACCGTTGAAGTTGGGTCGGTACTATTTAGCCAGCTATAAGAAGTTTCTGCATAATTTTCATTTAAAAATAAAGATTTAGTATTTGCAGATAAACTACGATGATAGACAAGCCAATCACCAGCGGTAGGTAAACCGTCAGTTCTTTTAACAATTATCATGCCCGGAACAGAGCCAAGGTTATGGCTTACAGTGCGACCAGCAGTGCCGTTGCCCGTATAAGTGACAATGTCAAAAAACTTTTCTTGCTTGCGGAATGTCCAAGAAACGTACTTGTTGAGGTTATTATTAACTTCTCCAGCCGCACCAATGGTAAAGCCGTTTGAGTTAAACGCTGTCAATGCGTTTGTGTTTGCGGCTGATCTGTCGGTATTGTTGGAATACATTTCTTGTGTTGCACCACGAGCAGTGTCGTACAAAACATTGTTATAGGCGGAGTCTCTGCCCTTTATCCAAACAAGGCCACCTTCACCATCTAAATCTATACCGTTGTTTATAGACCGACCGCTACTAGAATCTCCAACGTGCAAAAAAGTCGAAAACACATCATCAACGTAAACAGGGTCACCAGCGTTGCCAGCAGCGGCTTGTAGTAATTTAGTACCTACACTCATCCCATTGCCTGCCCAGCAACAAAGCCGTAGTAGGTTGTGCCACCGTCAATAGTAAAAAACACAAATACATCTACACCGTTGTTTGTTGCGGTTAAAGTAGGAGCCGTAGCCGCAACCCAATCAACACTTCCGGGCCATGTAATTGTTCTGGCGCTGCTGTCTTGAATGACCTTTAAAACAAACGATGAAGCCCTGCCTGACGCGGCTGGATTACTAAACGTGTAGGTGACGTTTTCTGTCAGATCGTGCTCAAACAAATTGCCGTCACGCAAGTTAATCGTAGCGGCATTAGAGCTAGAGGTAACAGTCGTAACCTCTTCGATTGTCCCGTTGTCAAAGCTAACCACGCCGTTTGCATCTGACGTAACAATGCCTGACGCCTGAGTAAGACCAAGCGTATCGGGAAGTTTGACGGTATAGGTTGACGCCGCACTATGGGCTGGCCCCTGTACCGTTACGCCATGACTGTTTGATTCGCAATTAAAACGGATTGCACCAGCATTAGTATTGCCACGTAGCTCTGTGTAGCCTGTGCCAGATGGGGCTAAATAAACGTTGCCCGGAACAGTAATGTTGCCTGTAAGCTGAGTGGCCGCAATAGCTAGTGCCGCTTGGTGTTGCGTGACGCTAGATTGAGTAATGTTTGCATCAGGCACATTAGCCCACGTCACAACAGCGCTAAGATCGTTTACCTCTGAAATAGTAGGAATAGTAGCCGCTACGTAGTCAATAACAGCGGCGTTGGTGGGAATCTGATTATCTACATCTGAAAATGTTTCAGACGAAAGTGTAACTGCGCCAGCATCAAGCTGTGAAAACGTAACACTAAGACCGGATAAGTTAAGGGTTCCGCTTGCAGTTAAGTTTGTAAAAGTGCCGGCGGCGGCTGAAGAAGCGCCAATTACAGTTCCATCAATGTTTCCGCCATTAATGTCAGCGGTCGGGATGGTAACTGTGCCGGTAAAAGTCGGGCCTGCCGTATCAGACTTAGTAGCAATCGCAGTCGATATGGCATCAAATTCTGTTTCAAACTCTGAGCCGCGAACAACCTTGTTGGTATCGCCACCAGGAAGCGTGTCTTTAGCCGCAAAGTCAGTAGTCTTAGTGTAGTTAGCCATTGGTAGTTCCCAGCCTGAAAAGAAGAAAGGGGGCCGAAGCCCCCGTTTGGATTAGGCAGATGGTACTGCCAGAACAAATCCAGCTTCAGGACGATACACCTGAACACCGTAAAGGGTGTCTGCGGTGTACAGAGTAGACAAGTACTCTTGCTTGTACTGAGTCTGCGAACGAACGGCAAGTTGCTCTGCCATAACGACTGCTTCAGTGTGGAACAACAGTGCTGCGCGAGTGTCAACACTAGATGCAGTGTTATCGGCCGCCGCCTCGATTGTTCGGCAGTTTGCAGAAACGTAAACATCTACGCCATACAAGTTACCAATCAAGCCGTTGTTGACGGTTCCACCAGAAACAAAGTCTGAAGACACATACCGATCAATACCCATAATCGCATTGCGCGTAGCAGGCGGAATGATCAGGTTACGGCCTTCCATCGGCACATTGTTGTCATCCAGCTTCTGGATCATGTCGCGGAAGAAAGCATCCGTGAACTCATCAGTAGCTATCAGAGTGTCATCAGTGTACTGAGTGGTAGTACCGCCATCGTTGAAGAAACAACCAGTGTGCTGGTAGTCAGTGGCAGCAGGGCTAAATACAACAGCACCACCATCACCAAAACCAGTACCAGCCGCATGAAGATCATTGTCAACCTGAACAGACAAAGCATAGCCAGCGTCTTCAGTGTAGAACTGACGCAGAGATGACAAAGCCTGTACCTCTACGATGTCCTCAATCAGACGTGAGTATTCAAAGTGACGGTTAATAGTAACTGTCAACTCTGACTCTGTGTTAGCAATGATCGTTACCGCAGTATCAGCCGCCTTAGCGTTGGCATCACCACGAGTGGGCTTAGGGATATGAATAACGTCACCCTTCTTGCCGTTCATAGCGATACGCTTGACAAGGGGAGCCATTTTCAAGTTCTTTTGATAAGAAGCAATAATCTCATCTGACCAGATTTCTGGTACAAATGTTGCCGCTTCTGTGAGTGCGGTATTACCCGCCGCGCCGGGATAGGTTGCTGTAGCCATGAGAAATCTCCTTTAGGGCTATCTAACGCGACCCTCGGCGTAGGCTCTCAGCAATTCATCTGAAAGACTTTGATAACGCTCTGGGTCATCTCGCATAAGTTTTACAATGTCAGCGCGACGATAGACCTTCTTCCTTGTCCCCTCTGTGGAACCGCGAGCGTTACCAGTGTTTGCAGACTTCACAGTATTCTTACGAGCCGCCAGTTCTGCGTTAGCAGTCTGTTGGACAACCTGATTACGTTCTTTGTAAAGCGTAAACAGCTCATCCGCAGCGTCATAGTCATACCGTTGGTCGGCATCCACAAATAACTTTGTCCTAACCTTTGACCCCTTGATCCACTCGGCAAACTTAGGGTCTTGCAGTATCGTTTCCATCTCTGGGTGTCTGGACTTCAACTGTGCAAGAGTGGCCTGTTGTTTTGCCTGTTGAGTGTAAGCCTCCGCTTCTTTGATCTTGGGGTGGTTAGCAATACGGCTATCCACAGCTTTTTGAGGATCAACAAAGAAATCAACATCTTCGCTATCGTCTACTTGCTGTTGCTCAGGTGCTTCTTTAGCCGAGAGTTCTGTCTGGATGTAGTTGTCAACCACTTGCCGCAGTTCGCCAACTTCGTTCCGCTGCTTGCCTGAAAACTTTTCAAGTTCCTGGTGCATCTGTATTAATTCTTCAACAGACTTACCTTGATACTTTTCTGGTACTTCAGGCTCTTGAGGTTGTTCCTCTACAGGAGTCTCAACAGCTTCAACGACCGGCTCTTCCGGTGTTGTGGTGTCCACCTCATCTGGACGCTCATCAATAATTGTCGCTCTTGACATCACTTAACTTAGCCCCGCCTTATCAAAGGTTGTGGAGATATTTAAAGTTCACCCGCCTCTCGACGAGCTTCTCTTCCTCTTCGTCCCGCTTCCTCATGTTCGCGTACCCACTTCATGTGGCGTCCAGGGAAATCCCCAGTAGATCCATCTAGCACAAACGGAGTTGCCGAAACGACCTTCGTAGCTACAGCGCCGCAACCGCACCTAGTGGTTGTGGTTGTGCTGTCTACAAATTCTTCAAACAAATGACCGTTTTTGCATCTAAAATCAAAAACCTTAATCATTTGTTTCTACCAAATCGTCATAACTGTTGTTGATTGAATCCTCAAACTGCAACAGATATACCAATACTTCTAGCTGGCCCTGCCTAAAAAACAGGTCTTCAGCATCTTTTACCAACGCGACATTATTAATAGCCGCCGCGTTCTGTGTCAACTCTTCAGTTAATTGCTTCCAGCCATCGCTTCTAAATAAATCAAAGTAATCATTGTAATACTTTTCATCTTCACGATTCATTAGGCTTTCTTTTTCCTTCTTTTGCCAGATGCAGTAACAGCATACTTAATAGCTTTTGGCCCTTTCTTCTTGCGTTTTGCGGCTTCTTTCTCTGCCTTGGTCATCTTGGCGGCTACAGCTTTTGGCCTACAAGCTGGATAAGGACGCTTAGATCCCTTAGCTTTCTTGCGACCACACTTCTTGCCGGTCTTAATGTCAACCCAATCTTCTTTAAACCATTTGGTTAAGCCACCTTTGGTCTTAGCCATAAGTACCGCCACGCTTTTTGTATTCCCGCACCAGCCACGCATTAGCGTAAGCACTAGGATATACGTCAAATTTACGCTTGGCCGCAGCCTTAACCCTAGAGTAAAGAGCCTTGTTCTTTACATTATCGGGTATAGCGCCCTTCTTTTTTTTGGCTTTAGACTTAGCTTTAGGCATTACTTCTTCGCCTTTTTCTTGGCTTTTTTCTTCTTCTTTTTAGCTGGCTTAGACTTATACGCACCCATTCCGTAACCCATAGCAGCCTCCTATTTGCCTTTATGGACTTTTTGAACCTTAAAATCTGCTGATTGAGAAGCGCCTTTGTGCGGCTTGTATCCCCCAGGTGGATTCTTCATCAGCTTGTATTCTTTGCCATCTTTCATCCAATGATAGCCTTTTGGTGCTTTAACCTTCATACCATCACCACTTTTTGCACGACCAGTATCGTGCTGTCAGTTTACTAGGCGGATTTGTATCACACTTGTGTCTAGCCCGAAATGACTTACGCCTAGCCGGTTGGCTCTTTTTGATCGTCATTTTGGCATCACCAAATCTAATTGTTTTGGTCTTGTCCCCCACCTTCGCTACCACCACGAACTTCTTGGTCGGATGATTCGGGGTTCGTTTCGGCTTGTTGTACCCGCTTACGCCCGCGCGTGCCAGTTTTGGATCTTTTTTCGTAGCCATTAAGCCTTTCCTCTAAATGGTCTAGTTGCTGCTTCAATTCCTTCAAACGATCAGATTGTTCTTTAAAAGCATCATTTACCTGGCTAAACAAGCCATTTAGCTCTGTCTGTGTCATTAACATTTATGACACCTCAACCCAAGAGGTAGAATCTTCGTCCCACCTATATCTTTTCCCGTCAGTTGGTATTGCTGCTGGCGCTTCCCACAAACAGGTCGTATCGTTCAAAACCCAACTTGCATAGGGCTTTGGAGGAATAAATGCGTCTTTAGACAAATTATAGGTGTATCCAACACCAGCAAAGTTTTTACGAATGTTTTTGTTATAAGACGTTTGCCTCCATGTTCCGCCAAAAAAACTGCGGCACAAATCAATACCAAGCGATTCTTGCTCATCGCTATTACTATCCGTAATTGCGTCATTTGCTATGGCAACAACACGCACAATTACATTATCAATACCAAGTTCAGCAAAATGCGCCATTAGAATTGAATACTCCCAGATGCCGTAAATACATAAATGGTTGAGCCAGAATCCGTTGTTACAGTAGGGGAGCCGGTTGTTGTTGGAGATACATCTGTACTTGCTACACGCAAAATAACTACGCCTGAACCGCCATTGCCTCCTGCAACATTTTGTCCGCCGTTGGTAGCAGCGCCTCCACCTCCGCCGCCGGTGTTAGCAGTTGCGGCATCGCCACTTTCTGCGTCATCTCCTCCGCGTCCGCCCCCGCCAGTAGCATTACCTCCGGTGTTGTTACCACCGCCACCACCTCCGCCTGCGCGAGTAACAGAACTTCCTGTAATTGTAGAAGCCACACCAGAACCACCAGCACCACCATTCCCGGTGCTATTTGCGCCAACACTGCCAGCGCCTCCGCCTCCAGCACCGCCGTAGCTGGATGACACTACACCACCTGCATAGCCCTGATTGGTTGTTCCAGCGCCGTTATTAGAGGCTTGATATGGCTGAGCGCCACCTCCCGATCCACCATCATTTGGCGTACCACCAGAGGCAGTTGCTCCTCGACCCCCTCCAGTGCTTGTGATTGTTGTCATGCCGGTCGCGGCTATAGAGCTATCACCTCCGTTTGTAGCAGTACCTCCCCCAGACGAACCTCCAGACCCACCAGCACCAACTGTTATCGTGTATGTTCTAGCAGCAACTAATGCAATTGCAGACTCAGAAACGGCCCCGCCTCCTGAAGTTTCATTATTCCACGACGATCTGTAGCCACCGGCTCCTCCGCCGCCTCCACAAGCAGTGCTAGGGCTTGCGCTGCCACCGCCACCTCCGCCTGCAATAACAAGAAAATCCATTTCGGCTGGAAGCAATCCCGGCCAATTATCTCCCTGCTTGGCAATATACTGCTCCTGCAACGTATATATGCCACTAGCTTCGGTTTTAGAGGGATACTGAGCCATTTAGCTTAACTCCTCATACGAACAAACGGCCTCTAAATCTGATGCTGCATTAGCGGTAAGGCGCAAACTATCGCCTTCTTCTAGGGTTATTGGTTTAGATAATACGTCCAATGACGCATCGGCAGGAACAATAATTGTCTTGGCAATATGATATGCAGTAGATGATCTGTATATATCAACATTTACCTCTGCATTGTTACTGCCATCAACATTTGAAATGTACAAAGCATTAACTTTAAATGCCTTTCCTGAACTAGATGAGTTACTGACTATTGCTGCCGCCGATGTACCAATGGCTTGCACAGCAGTTTTCATGGTGATCGTAGCTACGTTAACTATATTAGGGGCTGCCATTTTATCCTCCGAAAATCATAGCCATCGCAATGGCTTTGCCTGTTGTAATGCCGCCACCGCCACCACCACCAGATTGATTAACAAAACTAAGGTTTCCAGAACCATCGGTTTTTAAAACCTGATCAGCTGAGCCATCTGACGTAGGCCAACTTAAACCATCTAGCACTACCTTGCCTGAGCCATTTGGAGTCACTGCAATGTTGCCGTTGCTGGCACTAACGATGCTGTTGCCGTTTACATCTAAATCACCACCTAGCTGCGGACTTGTATCACTCACCACATCCGATATACCGCCGCTGCTTTGAGCAACCCAGCTTAGGTTTCCAGAGCCATCGGTTTTAAGTACCTGGTTGGCACTGCCATCATCATTAGGAAGCGTAAGAGTATAAGACGCAGCCGCACTGTGAGGTGGGCCTTTAATGGTAATACCGTGGCTATTTTGCTCGCAGTTCAACTTAAACTGACCAGCGCCACGAGTAGCATTGCCTTTAAATACCGCTACGCCAGAGCCGTTAGGGTCTAGGTCAATATCAGCGTTGCTAGTAGTAACTATGTCGTTACCGTTTAAATCCAGATTGCCGCCTAACTGCGGGCTAGTGTCTTCAGAAAGATTGGCAAGTTTTGCATCCAACGCGGCTTGAAGGCCATCTACGTTAGAAATAACATGGTTATGCGAGTCATCAGCAATTGTAACGGCAATGCTAGTTGTTCCTGATCCTGAAACATCACCACTTAATGTAATTGTCTGGTTGGCAGTTATGTATCCTTTGCCGTTAATACGATCATCAATAGCGGCGGCAGTCATTAATTGAGAATCTGAGTCTGCAAAGGTTTCTGATGACAGCAAAACCGCACCAGCATTAATGTCAGAAAATGCTACGGATGTTAAATAAGCGTCACTTCCACCAGTCAAAAGGCTCCCACTGCTTGCCGTTAAGGTAACCTGATCTGATCCAGAGCCAATCTTTAAAGAATCAACAATAACTCCGCCACTATCTGAGGTAATAGTTTTAGAGCCTAACGTAATAGACGAGCCGCTAAGGTAAAGGTCACGGAACTTTTTGCTAGACGATCCCAAATCGTAGGCTTCATTGGTGTCTGGAATAATGCTTTCACCAATTGCTGAAAGGGTAACTCCGCCGCCGCCACCGCCCGAAACAGTGCCGGGCTGGAAACGATTATTTGCAGCACTCCATACTAGTGCCTGACCATTTGACGGCGGGCTATCTGTAACATTTACATCAGTAAGATCATTGATCCTTGTAGCACCACGGTGCAGAACAAAACTACCTTTATTTTTGCCCTTGCCCTCTGTTTTGACTACAGGAAGAGAAACCGTCTTCTCTGAACCATCTGAAAACGTAAACGTAAGGCTTCCATCAATGTTGTCGCTTTTAACATTAGAAACGCCCGCTCCTTTAGCTCCTTGCGGGCCTTTTGGGCCTTGAGGGCCTTGAGGGCCAGCATTACCTTTGGGGCCAGCAGGGCCGGTAGCCCCTTTTTCACCCTTATCACCCTTCGGGCCTTTTTCGCCGGTCGGGCCTTGCTCTCCCTTAATATCGCCAAGTTCTGTGGCTATTTTTGCAAGGGCGGCTGCAACAACTAACTCAGACATAACTTATCCCATCAACTGATTGAGGAGCTTTTGCTCAAGTTCTTTTTCCGCGCTATTGTCAGGCGGAGCTAACTTTGGCTGATTTTTAGTTTGAAGCTCCTTTTCTTTTAGCAACGTATTGGCAACCTTTAACCTGCGCTCAAACTCGCGGTCTTCTTCGTTGCCTTCCTTCAAGTTCTTTGTGACAGCTTCAATCTTTTCAATTTCAAGCTCTTCTGGAGCCAACTGAGCCTCTACCGCCAGCTTGCCTGCTCTTGCTTGAGATTCCGCAGCCTGAGCGTTGAGTGCAGCAGTCTGGCTTTGCTGAAGCGCAAGCTGTACTTGCTGTGCCTGCATTGCCATCTGCTGGGCTTGAGGATTGGGTTGTGCCGCCTGTTGCATGGCAGCAATCAACTGCTCACGGTTATTCAGGTTCATATTTTCAATGATGCTTTGCATCAGTATTGAGTAAGCAGGGCTGTCCTGCTGCATTGTCTGAAGCAACTGCACTAGCTGTGAAACCTCATATTCCCTAGCGATAATCCCCAAGGTACTCGTAGCAACAAATTTATAATCCGCTACGGGGTAGTTTTCGGGGTCAAACTGCATATAACGGTGTGCAGCCTTGGTTACAAAGGGCAGGAGGAAGGACTGCTGGAAGTTAATAAGAGTACGCTTATGGCGCTTGATAATAGCGCCGAGAGACATACTGATACCAGCGGCTGTTGCTTCACCATTAACCTGGCCTGCGATTCCAGCAGAATCAACCGCCCCTGTAGCCTGTTGAACCATTTGTTGTAGCGCGGCGGCTTGACCAAACGTAATCTGACTGACTTGCCCGAAGTTGAACGGCTGAAGTACTTCACGCGGATCTCCGTTAGTTAAGATCATCTTGCCGGGGCGTACTTCTGGCTTAGCCCCTCTAGGAAGCCGTGTAGCGTCCACAGCGAGCATTGGGTGGATAGTAAGACTCAGGGCATCAATTCTTGCTCTAAGCTCTGTATCGAGCGCCTTCTGGCTGTTATAGCCCTTCTCACAGACGCCACGGCCCCAGAATCGCCCTGGAACTACATCCCACGGAAACGCCACAACAGGCCGGTCGTTCATCATGTAGGGGTTGGCTTCAGCCTTCAGCAGCACGCCACCGTTAGCGATCACGACGATCGCCTCGACATACATTGAGTCTTCTTCTACCTCAACGTCTTCCTTTTCCAGAAGCTCTTTGGGTACAAGGCCGTAGTATTTAGTCAGCCGAACCTTGTCATCGTTGTAGATAGTAAGGTCTTGATCGGGTTCCAAATCGGTATCTGGGGCAGCTGATTCAATCATTGCCTCACGATACACACCCTGCTCTTGCAATATTTCAACGCTATGGCGGCTGACAAACTCATCGACCGCCACACCGTAGGCATCCTCAACTGAGGTTGCTACGGGGTCTATTAGGAAGTTCTGCGGTAATACCGGCTTGAGCTTTACAACTACACGATCGGTAATGTTGACGCCAACAGCCTGAAGGTCACCGCCCATAATCGGTTCGGTAGCAGGGGCCATTTCCTTAATTTCTTCCAGGACTATCTCACCAACACCTGTACCAAATACGGCTGAGTTAATTAGACATTCTGCTACAGCTTTGCGAACCTTGCAGGTTTCAAAGTCTTCAGACAGCTTGTTTCGTAAAAACAAAGCGTCTTGCTTTTGCGCATCAACTACATCATCGGCAATATCAAAAAATTTGCCACGACCAAATGTAGCTTCTTCCAGTTCTGCGACATTGGACTCTACGGCCTGCTGCAAAGCTGGAGAAATAATTCTTGATCGCTCTGATGCCCTTTGAGAATCCTCTGGACTCCACTGACCACGCCAGAGCCTGTAGTACTCATCAAAGCGGTCTTCGTAATTGGACTCGTAGTAATCGCGCCAATCATCACATTTGTTAATAACCCAAGCCTCAATAGACTGTTCGGCCATTAACGGGTCTGGGCTGTAGTCATCTGCCATAATAAAACCTTATCAAAGCTCTAAGTCTGTTTTAAGCCTATCAAGCTCATCTTTGAATTTTTTTCCGTAAAACCCACGCTCAACTAATCTCTCAATAGGCCACTGCCGGTTAGTTGGCACTGAGGCATTTTTGTTAGCCAACAAATAATGCCCAATAATCTGATCTAACCTTGAAACTTTTACATAATTTTCAAATGATCTTTTTTGTTCATTTGGAATACTATTATTGTTGGTAACCTCTCGGGCATAAGAATCTTTTAACCAACGCAAGACCCCTGGATCAGAAATTGCCGTTTTATATAACCGATCTGCTCTTTCAGGGTCTATGTCTTTCAACAAATGAATGCCCTCACCTATAAGCATTTCTCGCTCATAATTTTTCCCGGTATTCGGGTCATTTCTAAACTTGTTATGGTTTATATAAATCTTTGGCGTTCCTGTAGGAGAGTCATCGCCCAGTTTTGTTTCGCCCCACCTAAAATCATTGTTTTTAAACTCTTCAGCCATTTCTTCGTCTGTGGCTTTTGCGGCATCAATGGCTGCATAAAACCTATCCTTAAAAGTTTCTTCTGCCATTTTAGTATCCCGCTACCACATCCAAGATTTCGTGGTCTTCGATTTCATATTCATAGTCATAGGCTACTTCAGCCAACTGATCTATGTACGCCAACGCATCAATCAGGTCATCATGCGTCAAAGCATCTGGAAACTGAAACAACTGGTCAAGGAACTTAACATTCCATTCGCCTTGATTCAGGGTGATATATCCGTTTTCAAACCGGCCCTGTAAGGCCCACATCACCCGGTCAGTCTTTTTCTTGTTTCCGTGCGTTAATTCCTCAACTCTAAAAAACGTACCATACCGCTTCATCAAGTCAGAAAGCGGCGACATTACTGCTTGTTTGGCGATTCCTTTTTCAATTCCGACACTGACGGGTCGATAGTCACGGACGGCTTGAAAAATCTTCGTAGCCGTCTCATCAAGGCCCCAGCGACCGTAGATAATGTTTTCCACAAACCAGCCATTCTCATTCACCTTTGCGACTGCAATCGCAGTATCGTCCAGTTTTGTATTCTTGGTTCGCTTCTTGTTGACATCTTCAAAGCCGGCTAGGTCAACAGCGATGTAGTAATCGCCCTCTTCAGGCTCTTCCCCGAACTTAACCCACTCTTCTTTGAACATTTCAGAGCCTCTAGCTTCAAAAGAAGCCATAAACTCTTGCCTGAAGGCGTAACTAGACATGGATTTCTTGGCAATGTCAATTTCGCCAGAATCCAACATGGAATTATCGTAACTCGTAAAGTGCCAGGCCTTATAGGTTTCATCATCCCCTAGCTCGGCATACTTGTACAGTTCGTAGAAATGGTTACGGCCCATCGGGGTTCCGATAAACAGCGCTTCACCTTTCTGGTCAGCAAGGGCAGGTCTAAGGATCTGCTCCCAAACATCGGGCTTCATATCGGCGTATTCGTCCATGACAAGGTATTTCAGAGAAACACCGCGCATGGTTTCCGGTCGGTCAGCACCCTTAAGGCTAATTATCGTGCCATTGACCAGCTTAATCTGAAGGTTGTTGATGTGAGAGCCAGCAATGACAGGATGGCCCAGTTCCATCAGGGTTTGCCACATAATGTCGCGTGCTTGGCCCTGAGTTGGTGCAACGTAGAAAACTTGTCCCTTTTCAGTCTGTAGGGCGTTAATAATTAACAGCCATGCGGCTAATCGGGAT